TTAAAAAATATTTGATATTAAGTCAGATGCCTTATTATACATTTCGTTAGTTACATGTGAATATACTCTCATAGTTTGTTCTACATCGTGTCCTAGTATGTAAGCAGCAGTTTTAAAATCTAACCCATTGCTTATTAATTTTGTAGCATAAGTGTGCCTTAATTCATGTATGCAGGTATTAAAGTTTTTTCTTAGTTGTTTATTTAAATTTACAGTTAACCCATTAAGGGAAGATGAATATATTAATCGCTGATCTAAGTTTAAAGGTAAAGCATTCTTTAAATTAATTAAAATATTTTTAGTAGTAGATGGCAACGGAATAGTTCTGTTTGAGTTTTTACTTTTTACAGTAGTAAAACCGAATTTGCCATCTTTTTTCTTTTGCCATTGTTTATTTATATTTATAGAATTATTTTTAAAATCTATATCTTTCCATGTCAATCCCATAATCTCACCAACTCTGCAACCACAAGTTAATCCTAAAAGAGTTGTTATAAAATAATCAGTATTATTAGATTTTGAATAAAATTCTAGTATTTTATCAGATTCATTTTCACTCAAAGCTCTTCGAGAAGTATCCTTTTTTATGGTTGGTGTATCTAAATTAGACATATCTATGATTGGTATATTATATTGTTTCTTTGCAAAGTTCATCATAGATTTAAAAATAGTTATTTTCCCATTTAGAGTACTAGGAGAGACTGTGTTTATTAAGTCATTAATACATTTTTGAACATGTGCTATTGTTAAGTTAGAAACTAAAATGTTGTCTAGAGAAAAGTTATTTAAACAAACTTTATAATTTTTATAAGTGTTTAGTGATTTGTGTAAATAGATATGCTCTAAATAATACTTTTTTAATTCTCCAATTGTAAGATTAGAAAGTTCACAGCTATTAAATTTTGATAGTTCTTTTAATTCAGAAACTAATTTGTCGGCGTATTTTTTCGCTTCTCTTTTGGTTTCAAAACCTTGTTTAGATTTTTGTTTCCATTTTCCTAATGTATCTTTATAAGAGACTATTAATTGAATTCCTTTATCTTTTTTTCTGTAAGTTATATTGTAGTCCATAGAGTTCAACTCCTTTCTAAGAATGTATGTTCTTTAAATTTTCTAAAATAAACAGTTAGTATGAAAACTTAACTGTTTATTTTAGAAAGCTTTACCAACTAATAGTATTGGAGTGAAATAAATTATATAATGATCTACTTGATACATTATTCCATACTTAGCTTTGTAGTAATCTATAGCTTCACTCAAATACTCTTCTGTTACATGAAGGTATTGGGACATTTCAAATTTAGTTCTACAACCGTATTCAAAAGCATTTATAATACCAATTAAACCTATTTTTTTATCATATCCCCATCGTCTAGCAATTAATTCTTGTTTATAATTATCAATATTATTTTCTTGTTCTAATATATCACCAACTGTAAGGTGATAGTGTCCTAGTTCTTCTGCTAGAACACAAGCCTTTTCTATATCATTTAAATTATTATTTATAGCAATTCTATTTCCATAGCATCGACCTTTTTTAGTTCTCATCTTGATTTCTTTTACAATTATTCCGAGCTGTTCAGCTTCTATTAATAATTCATCATATGTCAATCTCAATCACCTTCTTAAGCTTTTAATATTGATTTATCATTTCCAAAAATCATCATTTTTCATAATATCATCATCATGTTTGTAATCTTCTTCTGTAAAATCTCCTTCGATTTCATGTGCTGCATTAGGCATTAAATATTCTTTGCTTTCTTCTTCCCATATTTGTTTTTGATATTTTGGCATTTCTACTAAATCTTTTGTATATGTAATAACTTTCTTTTTCCCTATATCATTTAATTCCTTAAAGTTATCTAGTAAAGTTTTTTCATATAAGTTTTTATTATGTTTATTGGCGAATTCAAGCATTTTAGATTTATAAATTTCAAGTTCTTCTTCTTTGGTTTTATATTTAGATAAACCAAGTAAATAATCGAGAGATACATTGAAGTAATTGCAGAGTATTTTAGCATTTTCCATGGATGGGTCAGCTTTATTATTTTCCCATTTTGAAATTGTGCTTTTAGCAATACTGATTGAATAGAGTGTTTTTATATCTTCAATCATTTTATCCATAGATACATTTTTCTCTTCCCTAAGATGTTTTAGTAAATTACCTAAATCATACATATAAATCTCTCCTTAAAGTTTCTTATAACGAAATTATACTTCTTATGTTTTCTTTTGTAAACAAAAATATAAAAATATTTTAAAAAAGTTGTTGACATGGAAACTGGAAAGTTGTACTATTTAGTCATAGGATGTTTCCTAAACACTAACAAAGCGAGGTGAAGCAAATGGAGAAACAAGGATATCTTAAATTAAAAGGGTTTTTAGTAGAAAATAATATAAAACAAAAGGTTGTAGCAAATATGTTGGGAATGTCAGTTCCAACATTTAATAAAAAATTAAATGGAACAGGCGGAGATTTTAGCGTAAGAGAAGCTAGGACTATATGTAAAGAGTTAAATGCAGGTGTAGAAATTTTTTTTAATTAATATGTTTCTAAAACGCTAACAAGGAGTGGTTGAGAATGAATAACTTAATGATTTTTGAAAACAAACCAGTAGAAGTATTTGAATTAAAAGGACAAGTTTTATTTAATCCATATCATTGTGGAGAATGCTTAGATTTAACAGAAGAAGGGATTAAATCAGCTATTAAAAGAATGAATAGCAACCAGGTAATTAAGCTGAAAAATGTAGATATTTCTAAAGGTTCAAATAAACCCTTTAGAAAATTGCACAATACAGGAGAAAATTTCTTAACAGAAAGTGGAGTGTACAAATTAATATTTAAATCTCATAAGAAGGAAGCTGAAAAGTTTCAAGATTGGGTTACTGATGAGGTATTACCACAGATAAGAAAAACAGGTGGATATATTCCACTGGATGAACAAATGGACGATGAAGAGTTCATGGCGAGAGCTTTAGAAGTTGCACATAGAACTTTAAAGAAGAAAGATGGACTTTTAAAAGCTAAAACAGAAGAACTTGAAGAAAAGAATAGGTTTATAAATCAAATAGCTGTTAGTGAAAATTCTTTAAAGGTAGAAGATGTTGCACAATTAGCTTCAAAAGATGGAATAAAAATAGGGAGAAATAGACTATGGGCTAAATTAAGAGAATGGGGGCTTATAAAACAAAATAGTAAATATGACCCAAAACAAAAGTATATTGATAATGGCTATTTTGAAGTTGTAGAAGGAGCAAAAGAAACTTATAAAGGTGTATTTACTTATAAAACAACTAAGGTCACCGGAAGAGGACAAGTTTATATAATAAATAAACTTATTAAAGAAAGTAAAATAAATGCTTAGGGGGATTTTGTGATGGAAAGATTTTTAGAAATAGATAATAAGGTTATTAATTTAAGAGATATAAGACAAGTGGAGTTTATATCAGATGATATTTACTTAGGGTTATTTCCAAAAGACGATGATGGGAAAATATTAGTTGATTTTATACCTTTTACTTTTGCAAAGATTCATACATTTAATAAAGAATTTATAGAATTAAAGATTGATTTATATGTATTACAAGAAGAAGAAACAGAAGATGATTGGGTAAAACAAAATAGGTCATATATAAATATTCCAATGGATAAATTACATGAAATTCTTAATCCTATAAAAATTACTGGCATGGAATATGAAATGTATTAATGGAAAGGAGTGATAGGGAATGAAGATAACACCTATTAAAATAAGAAGAATTAATGCAGGACTTGAAACGGAGGAGGCTTATAAAAAGTTAGAAATAAGTAAAAGTACATTTTATAAAATAGAGCAAGGTCATGGAACGCCTAGTGCTCAATTAATAGCAAGAATAGCGAAGTTATATAACTGTAAAACAGATGATATTTTCAAAGATTTAAAGATTACAGGGTGATTAGTTATGGATAAAACAATGATAAGCAGAAATTCATTAGCAGAAAGATGGGATTTAGATTCTAATACCATATATCGATATGAGAAAGATGGTATTATAACAAGAAATCCTAATATACCAACACCTAGATATAGTTTGGAGGAAATAGTAGGGATAGAAGAGTTTGAAAAGAATCCAATGTCACCATATGAAAGAAGACAATTAAATAGCGAGATAAGTAAGTTGAAAAGAGAAAATGAGGAATTAAGAGAGTTTATATTAAAGATTTCATCATTTGGGGTTGAAGGATTGAGTATGTTAAATAAATTCAAAGAGAAGATGGATTAGTTTAAAAATGGATATAGGTAACTTCATTGTATACGAAGCAACACTTATGTTTATAGGATTGAGTTTATTAGAGAAGTATTATATAAAACCTCTAATAAATAAATATATAAATAAATTTTAGGAGGAAAGTAAAATGTGTAAATTAGAACAATGTCCAAGATGTAAAAATGAGAAATTAGAGGAAGGTCAAAATTATTGTCAGATATGTGGTTTGGATTTAAAAAGAACTGCTCAAGAAGTGCCAGTTCAAGAGCAGTTGCTAAATTTGCTTGATGGAATGCCTTTATATAAATGGGAACAGTTAAAAATTTGCATAGATAGAGAATTTAAAAGTCAAGCAAATAAAACGGCTTTCCAAAAAAGTAATACCTTCAAGAAAACTTTAGATTTGGAGTTTAATCACTAACAACTTGAATTAATGATGGATGAATTCTGTAGTTTTTGTTATCATATTGTACATTTATGTAATCATATTCAAACATATCTTGAATTTCTTCATCAATATAAGTTAAGGGTTTACGGTTGTGAAGTAAACCTTCATCAGTGATATCAATCCAATTTCCAAGCAAACATGCATATACACGTTTCATAAAATCATCACCTTTCATAAATATTTCAGTTTGCTAGAACTGATACTTAAATTATAAAAGTTGATTAGTGTTCATATTGAGAAATAATAAACCTTATCTAGCCGTTCTATCATTTTAAGTCCTTTATTACAAATATAAATGTAGCTGGGATATGTTTTTATAAAGCCATCGTTTTTTAGCTGGTTTAAATATTCTTTTTGCTTAGAATCATAGATTAAAAGATCTAAGTAAAAAAAACGTTGAGTAGATTGTGACATATTATCGATAAGAAATTTTAGCAAATCATATTTATTTTTAATCATTAAAACACTACTTTCATGATATATTTCAAGTCTTACAAACTGATAATTTGATTATATAAATTGGTTAATAGTGGTACAAGTAACAAATAATATATTAAGTAATATTTAAGAAAAGATTTACAAATAATTCTAAGTAATGAAAAAGGAGAGATGAAAATGTCAATAAATCAAACACAAGAAAGAACTAATAACATCAAGGAGGGTATTGATATGAAGAAATACGTATTAGAAGAATTTAAGGACAAGTTTAGCGAGATAGGAAGTCGTATTGAAATAGGAGAACATCCAATGCTAGGTGGAATTATAAAAGAATGGACGCAATTAGGAGTTACAATGATTGAACTATCAGAAGGTGATAAGCCAGTAAATGTAAGTCTTTCAACTAATAATATACCTATATGGGGCGGAATAGATTTCGGACGCGAAAGTTTTGAGTTGCCAGGATATATAATCGGAAAAGATTTATGTGTACAAGGTATAGAAGGAAAGATGAATTTAGAGAGTGTTTCAACAGAAGAGTTAGTGAGTGAACTAATAAAAAGAATTCCGTTAAATGTTGAGAAGGCAGAAGAATTTATAAGACAGTGTTCAAGACCAATAGGTAAATTTCTTAGTATGAATCCTGCAATGTATTTAAATGCATATGTATATCCAAACGAAGTTAAATTAAATCGAGTACGATTAACAGAAAGTCCTATAGGAAGTATGTTATGTATGAAGTTTTAATATTATTCTTAGTCCCTGCCTTAATTGGCGGGGCACTAGGATACAGAATATTTGATAAGTATCATGGGGAGGGATAGATATGTATGCATTGTATAAGGGTGAAAAGATACTGTGCATGGGAACTATATATCAAATAGCAGAAGCGTTAAATATAAAAGTTAGAACAGTTCAGTATTATGGGACTAATGCTAATAGGAGAAAAATAAAGAAAAGAAATAGTAAAAATTCAAGAGTTCTAGTAGAAATTTAGGGAGGTAACAGAATGTTAAGAAGATTTTTAAGAAATATATTTGCTTGTAAAAAAACTAAATATAGAAAGCATTTTAAAGAAGTTTTAAGAATGGAGGATTGAATTATGGATAAATTAGAGATTGCAATAGAAGCAGTTAACTTATACTTTGAAGAAAATATTACTGCTAAAAAGGCAATAAAAAAAGCTGAAAAAGAGTGCTTTGGCGTCGACCAAAACAACCAAAGCACTAACAAAAATATTGTTGAGAATATTATAACACAGGAGGAAAGATAAATGAAATTATATGAATTAACACAAAATTATAGAAATCTTGAAGGGTTAGGAGATGAAGAAGGATTAACAGTTGAAATGATACAAGAAGCTTTAGGACAAGTAGAAGATGATATTAATATCAAGATAGAAAATACTTGCAAAGTTATAAAGGAAGTTGAAGCAGATACAGATGGAATTGATGAAGAAATAAAAAGACTTACTTCTTTTAAAAAATCAAAAGAGAACTTAGTTAAAAACTTAAAAGAATATATAAGCTTTGAAATGAAGGGCATTGGATTAAATAAAGTTGAAGGTAAATTATTTAAAGTATCATTCAGAAAATCTAAAGCAGTAAATATTATAGATCAATCAAAGTTAGAAGAACGTTTCATAAATAGAAAAGTAGAAGAAAAAGCAAATAAAAAAGAAATAATGAATGCTCTTAAGAATGGTGAGATTATAGAGGGCGCTGAATTAATAGAGAATAAATCATTACAAATAAAGTAGGTGAGAATATGGAACTTAAATTTAGAACTTTAAAAGAAAGTGAAATAGATGTAAGAGTAGCAACAGTAACAGAGAAGGGAGTAAGCTTACTACTTTATAAAGATGCTAGATGTGATATGAATATTCTTGATGAAGCAGTGGGGCCAATGAATTGGAAAAGAGCACATACAAGAGAAAATGCTAATTGCATAGTTAGTATTTGGGATGAAGATAAAGAACAATGGATAAGTAAAGAAGATACAGGAACAGAGAGCTTTACAGAAAAAGAAAAAGGACAAGCAAGTGATAGCTTTAAAAGAGCTTGTTTTAACTGGGGGATAGGTAGAGAACTTTATACAGCACCATTTATATGGGTAAGTAAAGAAAACTGCAATATAAAGTCTAAAGGAAATAATAAATGGACCTGTACAGATAAGTTTTCAGTAGAAAAAATTGCTTATGATGAAAATAAAAATATAGTTGGGTTATCAATTAGAAATTTAACTTTTAAAAAGAGAGCATTTCTAATAAAGCCTCCAGAAAAAGAAGGTGAGAATAATGTATAGCTTAAAGGTTGATATAAGAGAAAAGGATAAAGAATGTTTTTATGGATTAGAAGCAGGTGGACATTATGAACTTTATATTGAGGATGGAGAACTAAAAGTTAAATTAAAGCTTTCTTATAAACAATTAGATGAAACTATAGATAATCTTTTAGAGCAATGCGGAGAGAAGAGTTATTCAGAATTAGAAGAAGAAAATACATTGCTAAAAGCTAGATTAGAGGAAAGAAATAACTTAATAGAGCAGTATGAAGAATATAACGATGCAAGAATGGAGAAGTATTTTAATTCAGATGGAATCTTATAGGAGGTAAAAGGGTATGGCAAGGCCACAAAAAACAGGATTAGATTATTTCCCTTTAGATGTAGATATAGATCAAGATGATAAGGTTGCACTTATAGAAGCTCAACATGGAATTAAAGGTTTTGCTATTGTAATTAAATTATTAATGAAGATTTATAAGAACAGTTACTTCTATGAGTGGACAGAAAAGGAACAATTACTCTTTTCAAAGAGAGTTAATGTAGACATTAATTCGGTTAATGTAATCATTAATGATTGTGTTAAATGGAACTTATTTGATAGTAAGTTGTATAAAGACTACAAAATACTCACATCAGATGGGGTTCAACGTAGATATTTGGAAGCAGTAGGGCGTAGACAGAAGGTAAAAATAAATAAGAAATACCTACTTTTAGATGATGAAACAGTTAATGTATACAAAAACTTAGTTATTGTTGACATTAACAATGATTTAGATGAAGTTAATTCAAACATTAATCCCCAAAGTAAAGTAAAGGAAAGTAAAGTAAAGGAAACTAAAGGAGAGGAAAAGGAAGAAGCAGAAAAACTTGAACCTTTAATCTTTCCTTCTCCAATCCATGAAAGTATATATAAATTAGTTGGTGATGTTGGATATAGAACATGGTTTATAAAAAGTGAAATATCAGAAGATGATACCTGTATAAATATTAAAGCTAGTAATGATTTAGAAAAAGAAATAATAAGTACAAAATATATCTCTAAATTAGAAAAAACATTTAATAAAAGAATAGAGGTTAGTTAATTCGTAATTTTAGGAAAAAGTGAAATTAATAAAAGAGAAAGGAGATTTGAATTAATCCTAGGTAATAAGAGTGCGCACTCATTCAAAAGTGGATTAAATGAAAAAAGGATTAAATGTATTAAGTTTATTTGATGGGATAAGTTGTGGGCAAGTAGCGTTAGAAAGAGCGGGTATAAAAGTAAATAAATATTATGCTAGTGAAATATGTGATGATTCTATAAAGGTAACACAAGATAATTACCCTAACACAATTCAAGTAGGTGATGTAACTAAACTTACAAATGAGAAACTAAGGAAATTTCAAAAGATAGATATGCTGATTGGTGGAAGTCCATGTCAAGATTTAAGTAAAGCAAAACAAAATGGTTTAGGTTTGGCTGGTGATAAATCTAAATTATTCTTCGAATATGTAAGGATATTAAATTGGATTAGAAAAAATAATAATCCAGATGTTAAATTTCTATTAGAAAACGTTAAACCAAATAAAGAAACTATAGATATAATCACGAAAGAATTGGAATCACCAACACCAATAGAAATAAATAGTGTATTGGTTTCAGCTCAACGTAGGATAAGGTTATATTGGACAAATATTAATAATGGGAATATAAACCAACCTAATGATAAAGGGTTAAAAATTAAAGACATAATTTATGATAATAGTTATAAAAACTATAAAGATCCTAGAATTGAAAATACAAAAGTATTTACTAAGAATTATATAAAATATGATTTAAGTGGAAAAGGATATTACTCACAACAAGATAGGGCTTACTTTATGGATGGCACTATGTGTACATTGATGAAGTCCAATCCAATTAATAAATTAAATATATGGTTAGGTGAAGATTTATATAGAAGATGTAATCCTATAGAGGCAGAAAGATTACAAACATTGCCTGACAATTATACAAAAATTATAAAATCGGATAGTAAAAGAATAGGATTATGTGGCGATGGTTGGACTGTAGATGTTATATCTCATATATTCAAAAAATTAAATGAGGTTCGCAATACCAAGAAAGGATAAATAAATGAGAAAAGAATATTGTGAAGTATGTGGAGCTACTCATTTAGTTGAAGAGCATCACATAATAAAAAGAGGACAAGCTCCAGCACTTATTAATTGTAAATTAAATCATAAGTATTTATGTTATGAACATCATAGAGGCACTTATGGGGTTCATGGTAAGTATGGTAGTAAATTGGACCATGAGATAAAGACATCATTGCAAGATAATTTAAATTTGATGTTTGGAGCTGACATTTACTATGCAGTAGAACAAATAAAAGAGAAATTAGATATAAGTTTAAAAGAAACAGAACGCCTTATAAAGACTCTATTACCAATAGAGGGTAAATATAAGGGGATAGATATTATAAGGGCGTGCATGGGTGGAAAATTAGTTTTAGGGGGTGAGTATGAATTACAAAGGACAATATAAGCAAGATGTTATTTTATACAATAGCGTAGTAAATAGATATAGAAACTTAAAAGAGAATGATATTTTAGGAGCCTATCAGTTAATGAAAGATAGTCACATTCTTTCTGAAAGATGGAGTTTAATAAGAGAAGAATATAGAAAGCTTTTAAAACGTGGAGAGAAAAGCGAAGAAAAGGACAGGCTAGAGGATATGTACAGATTTCTAAAAGAAGTCCATACAGATTCTAGAATGGTTTGGAAATATGCCAAAGAAGGCTTTAAAAATAAGGAGGATTATTAAAATGGAAAACATGATTAATTTAGAAACATTTGCAGGTGGAGCATTAGCAGAAAAGGTAAATCTAGCTTTAAAACAGGTATTGGAAAATATATCAGATCCAAATACTGATTATGGTGTAAAAAGAAAATTAACTATAGATATGACATTAGTTGCAGATGAGTCTAGAGATTTAGCAGAAGTTGCTATTGTGGCTAAACCTAAGTTAGCACCAAGTAAAGCATTATCAACAAAAATTGTTATTGGAACAGATGGTAAAGGTGGAATATTGGCAAGTGAATATAAGAAACAAGTTCCAGGACAAAGTGTAATGAGAGTAGATGAAAATACAGGAGAAGTTCTTACAACAGGAGAAGAAAAAGCAGTTAACTTAGAAGGTATTAAATTAGTTAAATAATAAAATTTATATAAATTGAAAGGTGGAAAATAAAATGATAAACAAAGAAGCAATAGAGTATTTAGTAAACTTAGGAGAAAAGGATGATCCAATAATTCAATTAGAACAAGGAACATATTCAAGAGTAGGTTTAAGTAGAGTTACAGAACCAGTAGCAAGTTCACTTACAGTATCAACACTTACAGGATTAGTTGATTATATAAAAGGGAATGTAGATGAGTTAAAAGGTGAATTACTTATACAAGTAAAATCAGAAGAGGAAGTAAGATTGTATAGTCCTTTAAATGAAGATAGGGAAAGAGAATTATATATTAAAGCAGAAGCTATATTACCTAACAATGTTCGCTATGACCAATTTATAGATACAGAAAGATTTAATATAATGCTTCAAAGTAGTTTTGTAGAGGTAGGAGATAAAAATGCATTACTAAAATATACAGGACTTGTACAAGATGAAAATGTAAAGAGTATAGGTGATGATGGAGTAAGTCAACAGGTTACAGTTAAGACAGGTGTAGCAAGTGTAGGACAAGCAATAGTACCTAATCCAGTAAGTTTAGCACCTTATAGAACATTCCCAGAAGTAGAACAACCAATGAGTAAGTTTATATTTAGAATGCAAGATGGTCCAAGAGCAGCAATATATGAAGCTGATGGAGGGGCATGGAGAAATGAAGCTATTAATAATATAAAAGAATATTTATTAGAAGAATTAGAAGGTATAAGTAATATTAAGATAATAGCGTAATAACAAGGATTAAGGACATATGGGGATACAATTTTACCATTGTATTCTCATATGATAATCAAATGATAGAAGGTGCGTATGTTTGAAAAATGAGGGAAAGAGGTTCGAGGAAGATTTTAAGAAGTCAGTTTCAGAAAAGTATTTTATATATAGATTTAAAGATGGTACAGCAAACTTTAAAGGAACTAAAAATGAAAATGTAAGATTTCAAGCACATAATATTTGTGATTTTCAAGTAGTTACAGAAAATAAAGTTTTTCTATTAGAACTTAAGAGCTATAACGGTGTAAGTATTCCTTTAAGTGGAATAAGAAAGACTCAATTAGAAGAAATGTTAAAGGCGAGTAACTATAAAAACATAAAACCATATTTTATGTTTAATTTCAGACCATTACAGAAGGTTTATGCGGTTAAGGTAGAAAATGTACAAGAGTTTATAGAAAAGGCAGAGAGAAAGAGTATTCCTGTTAAATGGTGTATAGAAAATGGAATAGAGATTGATGGGATTAAAAAGAAAGTTAGATTTAGATATGAACTAGAATCTTTCTTTAAGGAGGAAATGTAAATGGAAGAAAAGTTAAAAGAAATTTTAAATCATTACGGAGAAGAAGCTCAAGCTAATCAATTGGTTCAAGAGTTAGGCGAATTGATTGTTGCAATAACAAAAGGTGATGTTGAAAATGCAATGGAAGAGGTTGCAGATGTAGAAATAATGTTAGAACAGTTTAAGAGCTTTGAAGCTATTGATAGAGATAAAATTGAGGAAATTAAAGAGTATAAGATAGATAGACAACTCAAAAGGATAGAAAGGGAAAAAGTAAATAGGTGAATTATTAATAGGTTAGTAATATGAGGAAAGGGTGAAGTAAATGGTAAATGTAAGAGATTTAGAAATGTGGAATAAAAGTCTATCTATGTTATTTAATAAATCTCCAAAAATAAAATATATTTGTGGAAAATGTGGTTCATACAATGAAACTAGAATATCATTAACGGCAATAAAATTAAATAGACCACACGTAATATGTGGATATTGCGGTGAGATAAATAATACAGGAATAAAATTAACTTAATTCGTAATTCCAAGATTAAGTGAAGAAAAGGAAGTGAATTAATTGAAGTATGATGTATTAACAGAATGTACTTGTTGCAATGATAAAACACTTTGTAGTGAGGAAGTAATAGAAGTTGATGGAGTTCAAGAGGTTTTACATTTCTGCGAATTTTGTGATAAAGAAATACAAGATATTTTAGATTATTATAACAACTGATTCACAATAGCAAGATAGGAGGAATGAAAAAATGAAGGGTAAAGAGCTTGTATTAAAAGCAGTTAATGAAATAGATAAAGATAAATTTGAACTTATAGATTTTACACCAATTATGGAGTGTGAAGAAATAGTTGGAAAGATATTAGGAGATACAACAATACTAAGACCAACTGGAATGACAGATAATGAATATAATGAAATATATGAAGGTGATATTGTAGAAGTTACAGTAGGGAATTTAACTCATAAAGCAGAGATAGTTTTTGAAATAGGTTCTTTTTGTATAGCTATGCGTGAAGATAATCTAAGAGATTTATTTCCTGATAATTGGAATGATAATGTAAAGACTTTAGGTGAAATATATTGGGAACAAGAATTCATGGAAGATAATTCAATAGAGTGCTTAAAAATTATAGGAAATCACTATAAAAATAAAGCATTAAGATTAGTTTATTAATTCACAATAGGCAAATAAAATGAAATTTTAATTAAGTTATATTCTGGCTAGGTAATAATTTTAAATATGAAAGGATGTGATGTACCCCCATCACATTAAATATATAGTACAGTACGCCTAGCCAGTTTATATAAATGAGGTGAAGAAAATGGAGAGAAGGATTATTTTTAGAGGAAAAGGTATTGATACCGATGTGTGGTTTTATGGAGGATATACTACAGAATGGAATGATGATGGTGAGGATAGTTTTTATATAACTGATGGGTTAGGTGCTATACCAGTAAAGAAAGAAACCGTAGGACAATATACAGGACTAAAAGATAAGAACGGAAAAGAAATATATGAAGGGGATATATTAAAGCACAACCATGAATCAGTAGGTGAATTAATTAGAGTAGTGAATTATAAGTATGGAATGTATGGCGTAGATGGAGAAATAATAGGGATAGAGGGAACGGTAGTGACAAGAAATCACATTCCTTTTGCAAATATTTTGACATACAAATATGAAGTTGTAGGGAATATATATGAGAATCCAGAGTTATTAAAATAAGGAGGTAATTATGGAAACTAATTTATTGAGCGAAGAAGAGTTGCTTAAAGATACAGAAGAAAAGCTTAAGACTTATTTTAAAAGAGAAAATATATTAAAAACACTAGACAAAAGAATCGAAAATTTAAAAGAAAGAATAGATAAGATAAACCATGATTTAAGAGAAGTAAATATTAGTATTCCAGAGGAAAGCAGAGCTATTACTTATGAGGAAAGAGTACAAACATCGGGTACAGGAATAAGCTATGCTGAAAGTACTGTGATGAATATAACAGCAAGAATGCAAAAGATACTAGAGAAAAGTAAGTTAGAATTAATTGATCTTGAAGAAAAAAGATTTAATATAGAAACAGATAATGAAGTAATAGAAGATAATATTAAAGAATTAAATGATGAGTTAATGGAAATAATTAAGCTTATATATGGCAAGGGAAGGACAGAGGAATTTGTTGCACAGAAATTAAAAATAGATAGAAGTAATGTAAATAGAAGAAAGATAGCTATATTAAGGAATGTAGAACATTGGTTTTATTGGTTTAATAAAAAATAGCGCACGAAAATCGCACAGAAGTCGCACGTCACTATTTACAAAAAGTAATATAATAAGTATATGGACAGATTGATGAAGTTTAATTGTTCATTTGTGATCCTCTTAATTATATATAGGCAGGGATAAAACCCTGCAACGTGGAGATATAGCTCAGTTGGTAGAGCGATAGGCTGTTAACCTATGTGTCGAGAGTTCAAGTCTCTCTATCTCCTCCATTAAAAATATGGTAAAATTAGATAACCCTTCGGAGGGGATTACAAAAAAAGAGTTGGTTGGTCTAAGCGACCAGACTCTTTTTTATTAAAGGGAATTCTATACTTTTGTAGAATATAATATATAAAAGTATAAAGGTGGAAAAGGGATGATTAAATTAAAAAATATTATTCAAGAATCAAAAGAGGTAAAGTCATGTGATGATACATTGGAACATTATAAAAATGTACATACGCTTTTAAAGTTAGCAATAAAGGATAAGCGAGAGATATTAGATATAAAAGACGAAGTTATTAAATATAAAGGTAAAAGAATTATAAAAACAACTATAATATTAGATAAAAAAATAATATTATTTACATAGTTCAATTAGAACTCTCATACTGGGGGTTCTTTTTTATTTTGAAAGAAGGTGAAGTGATGAATATACAAGGAAAGATAAATAAGTTAGTAAAGGGATTAAATATTTATGGATATATATACTTAGTAAATAGAGAACAATTTATAAGTAATAAAACAGGAAATGTATGTACTGTATATAAGTTATTTCACTTAATGGATGTAGAAGAGTATAACGAAATGTATCCAGAAAATAAGAAAGATCCTAATAAGTATTCTAAAGTCAAGGTAGAAATACTAAGTACATTTAAACAACAGGAAATACTTTTAAAATTAGTTGAGATATATAAAGAAGTAGGTGGAGCAGATGGATAATAAAAAGCTTACACCAAAACAAAAGGCATTTGCAGATTATTATATAGAAACTGGCAATGCTACAGAAGCAGCAAGGAGAGCAGGATATAGTAAGAAAACAGCAGCAGTAATAGGAACAGAAAACCTAATAAAACCTAATATAAAACAATATATAGATGAACGCCTAAAAGAAATAGAAGATAAGAGAATAGCAAAAGGTGAAGAAGTCCTCCAATATCTAACAAAAGTTATGAGGGGGGAAGAAAAAGACCAATTTGGATTAGATGCATCACTTCAAGATAGAACTAAAGCAGCAGAGTTATTAGGTAAAAGATATAGATTATTTATTGAGAAGGTTGAAACTAATGTAAATGCTAAAATTATCTTTGAGGGAGAAGATGAACTTGAGGACTAATAATGAGTTGAGAATAAGTTTGCCAAGTAAGATAGGTAAGGGTTACGGTACCTTTTGGAAGTTTAAAGGTAGATATAGAGTCGTTAAAGGTGGTAGAGGAAGTAAGAAATCAACTACTACAGCGCAGTGGGTAATCTATAATATGATGAAATATCCAAAGGCAAATACATTAGTAATTAGGAGAGTATTCAATACTCATAAAGATTCTACTTATACTCAATTAAAATGGGCTGCTAATAACTTAGGAGTATTACATTTATGGCATTTTAGTAAATCACCATTAGAAGCTACTTATAAACCTACAGGACAAAAAATATTATTTAGAGGTCTTGATGATCCAATGAGTATTACATCAATAACAGTTGAAGTGGGATATTTATGTTGGTGTTGGTTTGAAGAAGCGTTTCAAGTAATGAATGAAGATGATTTTAATAAAGTAGATATGTCAATTAGAGGTGAATTACCTAAAGGATATTTTAAACAAGTAACATTAAGCTTTAATCCTTGGAGTGAGAAGCATTGGTTAAAGAAAAGATTCTTTGATACTAAAGATGATAATATCTTAGCCTTAACAACTAATTATAAATGTAATGAGTTTTTGGGTGATGATGATAGAGAGATATTTAAAAAGATGAAAGAGAAGAATCCGAGAAGATATAAAATAGAAGGGCTCGGAGAGTGGGGAATAGCAGAAGGTTTAGTTTATGAAAACTTTACTGAACTTGATTTTAAGTTAGAAGAAATAAATAAGAGAAAAGGAATTATTAGTGTCTTTGGGTTAGACTTTGGATATACTAATGACCCAACTGCATTTATATGCTGCTTAGTTGATGAAAAGGCTAAGGAGCTTTTTATTTTTGATGAACATTATCAGAAGGCTATGAGTAATACAGATATAGTTAATATGATTAAGTATAAAGGCTATTCTAAAGAAAGGATAATTGCAGATAGTGCAGAGCCTAAGAGTATTGATGATATTAGAAAGCAAGGAATAAGAAGGATTAAAGCAGCTCAAAAAGGAAAAGACAGTATATTAAATGGAATACAAAACATCCAGGATTATAAAATATATGTTCATCCTAAGTGTGAAAATACAATAGTAGAGTTAAATAACTATGTATGGAATACAAAGGAAGGACAAGTTATAAATAAGCCTATAGATGATTATAACCACCTTATGGATGCTTTAAGATATGCTATGGAGCAAACAAAGAAAAAAGGTGGAATAAGAGTACTTAAATAGAAGGGAGTAGAATGTTTATGTTTGGATTAGGAAGACCAGTATCAACTAAAGGACCTATGAGTACTATTCAATGGTTAAAAGAAGAAATACAAGATTTTTTAAGTTCAGATAATAGAAAACTTATGCTTGTTGGTGAACAGTATTATAAGGTTGATAATGATATATTAAAAAGAAAGATCATTCAGCATACTGAAAAAGGTGATGTAGAAGCAGAATTTAAGGCCAACAATAAATTAGCTCATTCATTATACAAAAACTTAGTAGATGAAAAAGTAAGCTATTTATTAACTAAGCCATATACCTTCAAAGGTGAGAATGAAGTATATATAAATAAGGTTAAAGATACATTAACAAAATATTTTCAAGATATATTTAATGAACTTGGATATGAAGCATCTAACAAAGGGATAGGATGGTTACATGTATTTATTAATGACGATGGTAAGCTTGACACTATGGTTATTCCATCGGAACAAATAATACCTATATGGAGCGATAGAGGACATAAAAGGCTAGATAGATTAATAAGACTGTATGACTTAATAGTTTATGAGGGTATTAATAAGAAAACAATAACTAAAATTGAAATATGGTATCCGGATAAGGTTGAGTACTATATAAAGGATGGAGAGCAGATAATGCTTGATAGTGAAAAATACCTTGATATAGCTGGAGACATAGGACACTATAAGAAAAATATTGCAGGTAATAGTGAATATGCAGTATGGAATAGAGTGCCTTTTATAGCATTTAAAAATAATAGAATAGAGTTTCCAGATATAAAGTTTGTTAAAAGTCTAATTGATAACTATGATCTAAGCAGAAGTGAAGTTGCAAATTATATAGAAGAGGTAAAGAATCTTATTTATGTTCTAAAAGGATATGGTGGAGAAGACTTAGGCGAGTTTGTGGATAATCTTAATTATTATAGAGCTATAAGCATAGATGATGTACTTGAAGGAGGAGTGGATGTGCTTAATCCTCAAATGGATATAGAAGCTATAAAAGCACATTACGAACAACTTAAAAGAGATATTAATGAGTGTGGACAAGGTGTAAATAAAGATTTAGATAAATTTGGTTCAGCACCATCAGGTATAGCACTTAAGTTTTTATATAGTGGAATAGATTTAAAGTGTAATTCTTTAGAAGTGCTTTTTAAAAGAGGATTTGAAGAACTTCTATATTTTATAAATATTTATCTATCAGAGAGTAGTCAAGGAAGTTATAGTAATGAAGAGTTGGAAGTTATATTTAATAAAAATATAACTATTAATGAAGCGGAGACTATAAGCAATTGTGTTGAATCTAAAGGAGTAATAAGCAATAAAACAATACTTGCTAATCATCCTTGGGTTAAAGACGTTGAAGTAGAGCTTGAGCAACTTAATAAAGAAAAAGAAGACTTTGGAGTAGACTTCGATAAAATACCAGTAGGTGGAGAAGATGAGTAGGAATTCTGAATACTGGGAGAAAAGAATAGCTAAGCCGACGTGGGATATATACAATTCATTAGAAGAAAAAAATAGGGCATTATTAGAAATGTATCAAGAAGCATCTTTAAGTATATCAGATGAGATATACAGGGTTACAGAAAAGATTAAAACTGCTACCCCATCACGTTCAGATATGTATAAGTTTAATAGACTTTCGAAGTTACAAAAAAATATAAATATAATAATTAAAGAACTTGGAAGCAATGTTGAAAGCTTTGGAAAAGAAAATATGCATAAAGGTATTAAATTGAACTATGAAAGTATTATGAAAGCGTTAGGGGAGATTGAATACTCTATGCCTAACAAAAAAATAATGGAGCATATGTTAAATAAACCATGGCTTGGGAGCAACTTTTCTGAAAGACTATGGAAAAATACAAAGATGTTAGCTATGAATATGAATGATATACTTACAAATGGACTTACACAAGGTAAGACAGTAACAGAAATGGCTATACAACTTAGCAATAGAATGAATGAAGGTTTTAATGTAGCACACAGGCTTGTTAGAACAGAAACAATGCATGCATTAAATGAAAGTTCATTCCAAGCGTATAAAGATGCTGGATGTAAAAAAGTAGAATTCTGGGCAGCGGAAGATGAGAGAACGTGTCCAAGATGTGCATCAATGCATGGTGAGATATATACATTATCAAGTAGACCTATATTACCAGTACATCCGAATTGCAGATGTACTTATTTACCAGTCATAGAATAAAGGAGTAGGTTTTTTATGAAAGTTAATTGTGATAAGTGTAATAAAGAATTTGAAATTGACTTATTAATAGAGAAGGTAGAAGGAGATGTAAGAAGAGCTTATTTTAATTGTCCTAATTGTAATACTAAATATATTTCGTACTATTTAAACAACAGAATAGAACAGAGACAATTAAAAATGCAAAAATTAATGGTAAATGCATCTAGAATGTATGTCAATAGTGAAAAATACTTAAAAAATATAGAAAAGCTTAAAGTGTTAACAGAAGAAAATAGATTAGAAATGAAAAGATTAAAAGATATGTTTGGAGAGTGATTTTTTTTATGATGGATAAAGTAAGGTTAGAAAGTAAGCTTGAGAGTGTTGGTAAGAAACTTAAGGATAGGGATTGTATTAATTTAATTAGTAAAGATTTAGCTTTAGCTAGTTTAAGAACTATGAAGTTTGCCAATATGATGAATAAGGAGAATTAGAAAGGAGAATTAGATATGAAATTTGGATTAGCATTAAAAGCTATGAAAGAAGGCAAGAAAGTAAAACTTCCAGAGTGGGAAGGATATTGGGTTTGGGACAATGAGAAAGAATCTATCTTTATGCATTGCAAAGATAGAAGAGTATTAGATATTAGAGAAACTCAAGATGTTTATTTTACATTCTCTAATGTTTCTAGAGAAGATTGGGAGGTAGTTGAATAATGAAAAAATTATTTATATCTCAACCAATGAGAGGTCTTACAGATGAAGAAATATTGAAAGCAAGAGAAGAAATTCGTATTAAAGCAGAAAGAACTATAGGAGAACCAATAGAGTTAATAGATTCCTTCTTTAAGGATTATAAGCCTGTAGGTAATAAGCCTGTAGCTTATATTGGTAAATCTATAATGTTACTTGCTACAGCTGATGTTGCTTATTTTGGTGAGGGCTGGAAAGATGCAAGAGGATGTAAAATTGAACACGAAGTAGCTGTTCAATATGGAATTGATAGGATAGAAGATTAAATTATAAGAAAGGAGTTGTTTGAAAATGGGAAGTAAAGAATTTTTAAAACTATGCAAAGAGATTGTAGTAAATTATTTCAATGAACATGCAGATAAGACAGATAAGAAACAGATTACTGAGGAGGACGTTTTTATTGTATGGAGTTGTAAGACTTTACAAAACAATAAGGCTCTTGTAAGTACTATAGTATCAGATGGTATGTATTATGAAATTACGCATAATGGAGATAAGAAAGAAACTTATGTAGATGCTTATAAGAAATGGGAAAATTACAAAGTTGAAAGGTAAATGAGTCTTAGAAGTAAGGCTTTTTTATTTTGCCTTTTTAACTTTATTCAAGGCGTAAAAGAAGAAATAAGTAAACTATATTAGAGAAGCAAAACTCGTATAAAAGCGTAAATATAGGAGGTATTTAAAATGAATTTTGAAGAATTATTAAAAGCTCAAGGGTTAAGTGATGAACAAATAAAGTCAATTACAAAAGCTATGAGCAAAGAAAAAATTTATACAACAACAGAGGAAAAGGCAGATGACAGAATAGGTAAATTAAAATCTCAAAAAGAAGATTTAGAAGAACAACTTAATACTGCTAACACTACTATCAAAGATTTAAAGAAAAATAATGCTGATAATGAAGAACTTCAAAAGACAATTAAGCAGCATGAAGATACTATCAAAACTTTAAAAACAGATAGTGATACAAAGATAAGAAATTTAACTTTAGATAGTGCTATTAGTAACGCATTAACTAAAGCTAAGGCTAAACATTCTGATTTGTTATCTAGTAAGTTTGATAGAGATAAGCTAGTAATAAATGAGGATGGAACAGTAACAGGATTAGATGAACAACTTAAAGGATTTAAAGAAACATATAAAGATATGTTTGAGGTTACTTTAGGTGGAGGAACACCACCTAATCCAGATAATAAACCTACTACAATTACAAGAGATCAATTTAATAAAATGGGATATCTTGAAAGAGTTAAATTAAATCAAGATGATCCAGAATTATATAATACGTTAAAAGGAGAGGAATAAGATATGGCAGCAGGAACAACAAAATTAGAAAATTTAATAGACCCACAAGTTATGGCAGATATGATTGATGGGCAAATAGGTAAAAAGATAGTAGTAACACCATTTGCTAAAATTGACACTACATTACAAGGAAAGCCGGGAGATACTATAACAGTACCAGCTTATGCATACATTGGAGATGCTGAAGATGTTGCAGAAGGCGTAGAGGCAGGAACAACAATATTAACAACTTCAACTACAGAAGCGAAAGTAAAGAAGGCAATGAAAGCAGTTGCATTAACTGATGAAGCACTGTTAAGTGGTTATGGTGATCCTTTAGGACAAGCAACAGGACAGTTATCAAAATCTTTAGCAGCTAAAGTGGATAATGATTGTATGAGTGCTTTATTAGCAGTTAAAACATTAACTTACGATGGCTCAAGTGCTAAAATTGCATATAGTGGAGTTGTAGATGCAATAGATTTATTTGATGAAGAAACTCAAAAACCAAAGATTATGTTTGTAAATCCAAAGCAAGTTACAACTTTAAGAAAAGATCCAGATTTTATTGATGCAAATAAATACAATAATAATGTAATGATGACTGGTGAAATTGGTAATATAGCTGGAGTAAGAGTAGTTCCAAGTAAGAAGGTAGTCTTAGATTCAACAAGCGCTTTTTATTCTTGTCCAATTATAATATTAGAAGAAAATCAAGAAGATAATATACAAAATCAAGAGGTACCAGCTTTAACAATTTACTTAAAGAGAAATGTAAATGTTGAAAAGGAAAGACAAACATTAAAAAGAACTACAGTTGTAAGTGCAGATGAATTTTATACAGCGGTGGTATCAAACCCTAGTAAGGTTGTTTTAGCTAAGTTTAAAAAATAGAGTAGATTTAATATCTACTCTTGTTTTTGTAGGTGATAGTAATGGATAAGAATATTTTGGTAGAGAAGATAAGAAGAAGAAGTGTAGCAGCAAGAAATAAGGATGTTATGGTGATATTAGATTTAATCGAAGAAAGTCAATTTGATATATTAGACTATACGAATTTATCTGAAATGCCTGAAGGTTTAAAGGGAGCTTTGATTGAGTTAGTTATTATCAAGTGTAATAAATTAGGCAATGAGGGTATATCGAGTGAGAGTTATAGTGGTGTATCTCAGACATTCATTAGAGACTGGCCTAAAGACTTGAAGAGGAAAATAAGGAAATTTAAAAAATTGTCGTGGTGAGAGGTGTTTATCATGAGTATTAATGGAGATATGAAAAAACTTACGTTACAAGAGCTTAGAGAGATAACTACACCTTCTATGGCTCGAAAAAAGACATGGGTAGATACAGATGAGATCTTAATAGCTATCTACAATACAGATAGCAGAGTTAATACGAATAATGCTATGTACAATGAAAGTTCTCATATTGCATTAACATTTAATAAGAATATTAGCGGCAATAATAGGATTAAAGATGGAAGTAGAGTATATTCGATTAAAGGAGTTAACCCACAAGGAAGGTTAAATCAAGTATTTTTAAAGGTGATAGAAAATGTCTAGTAATTTTGTAAACAGCTGTGAAAAAGCTAAGAAGTTAATGGGATTACAAATTATGAAAAACATAAATAAGGTATGTTTAGTAGTTGAAAGAGAAGCAAAGAAAAACTGTCCAGTTGATCAAGGTCCATTAAGAGCAGCAATGGGACATGATGTTAATATCGTTTTTAGTGAGGTTATAGGAAGGGTAGGGAATACAATGGAGTATGCTCCTTATGTACATCAAGGTACAGGAATTTATGCTAAAGACGGGAAAGGGAGAACAACACCATGGAAGTACAAAGCTGAGGGTGGAAAGTATGATGGCTGGCACAAGACAGTAGGGCAAAGACCACAACCATTTTTAGAAAATGCTAAGATTAGAAGCATACCTATGATACAGAATATTTTGACGGAGGGATTAAGATAAAAAATACAATTGTAGAATATTTAAATAATAATAAAGAGTTAGTTAAATTAGTTGGAAAAGATAGATTTTTTGCATTATATACAACAGATATATCTAAGCCCTCTTTGGTATATTCTTATACTCCGATTATAAAGGATTATATTAGCCAGACACAGCTTGAAATTAAAATAATTTGGAGTGATTATGATGAGGTAGAAGCTATAGAGGAGTGCTTAGAAAAAATATTTATTAATAAAGAAAGCGATAGTAAATTTAAATTTTACAAGAACATAGCATTTAAAGCCACTAGAAGCGGTGGAGGAACGTTATTCAGAGACGATTTACAAATGTTTGAGAATAGCGTTATTTTTATAATCAAATTTAAAGAATAGAAAGGATGAGATAACATGGCAAATACAGATAAGCCAATAATTGTTGGAGCAGGAGAACTATATATGTATGAATTTACAGGTGATGCTATTCCGAAAGATGTAGAAATAGAAACAGATGTTCATAATGTAGGACATTGTAACTCAGGATTCAGTATTGATTACAAGCCTAAGAGATATGATGTTAAAAATCAATATGGAAGAATAGTTAAATCATTTATTACAGATGAAGAATTAACAGCTAAGACTGGGATTATTTCATGGGATTTAAATAAGCTGGCATTATTATCAACTGCAAAGATTACAGAGAATGAAGAAAAGACAAAGAGAACTTTAACATTTGGAGGTGGGGGATCACTTAAAAATGTACTTGTGAGATTTGTGCATGAGGAAAATGGTAAGCATTTAAGATTTACTATGATTGGACAAGGTGGTAATGGATTTGCACTAGATTTTGCAGATAAAGAGGTTAGTATAAATGCAGAAATACAAGCTATGGAATATATAAAGAACTTCTTAGCAAGTTTTGAGCAAGAATTATAGGAGGAATGTTTAAGTGCTAGATTTAGATTTAATAAATAATAGTAAGATGGATATTAAAATAAATGGTGAAATGGTGAAGGTGAATGAAGCGACCTACAGTATTGCAAAGAGAGTTAGGGCATTCCAAGAGTATGTAGCTAGTGAGGGAGTAGTAGAAGAAAAATCAGAAAAAATACAAGCTGAATTAATATTAGACTTCTTAAATAACAATGAAAATGGTAAGAAGTTTACTCAAAAGGATTTAGATAGTTTTTCTTTCCTTGGAATAAAAGCTGTCTATAATTTGATGATTGATTCAATTAGTAAAAAAGAAATAAACCCAAACTTAGAATCCCCTTACCAAGAGGAAAAATAGGGGAAGCTATAGTAAATAAATATTTCCCTAGTGAAAAATGGGAAGAACAGTATTATTGTGAAACTGCTGATATAAAAGCGGTAAGTGAATATACAGGTTTAAATTTCAATGAGATTTATAACCTGCCATATTCACTTTTTTTATTGTACAGAAAAGATGCTTGGTTAAGTGGTTTAAAAGGAACTGAAAAAGGACAAGAGTTTCTAGAAACATTATGGGGATTAACTCAAACTAAAGCTGATTATGAAGCTATAGGAAAATTTCAAGGAAAGGAGGAGAAGTAGATGGGAATTGCACTAGCTCCATTAGTTGTTGATATAAAAGCTAATTTATTGCCATTTTCAAATGGAATAGATACAGCATCAAGAAAAGGTTCAGACTTTGAAAGGCAGATGGAAGGTGTTAAGAGGGAGCTAAAGCTAACAGAGTCCGGTTTTAAAGTTGCTGGGTCAAGTGCTGAACTATTAGGGAATAAAACAGCAACATTAACTAATAAGCAGCGTGAACTAACTGAAAAAATGAAACTTCAATCAAGAGCTATAGATATAAATAAAGAAGCTTATAAAAAGATAGAAGATAGATTACAAAAGTATGTGCAAAAGAATGATAAATTAAAGAGTACTATTGAGAAGGTAACTAAAAAACATCAGGAAGCCGAAAAGACCTATGGTAAGGAAGCAGAGCAGACAAAGAAACTAGCAGATAAGTTAAGTAACTTAAATGAGAAGTTTGAAAATAATAAGAAAAAAATTCAAGCTACAACAGAAAAGCTAGATAATCAAAAGATTAAATTAAATGAATGGCAAGCAGAATTATTACAAAGTCAGAAAGCTTTAAATAAAACAAATAAAGAGCTTAAAGAATTTAATTTAACGAAAATGAGTGAAAAGTTAGGAAAGGCATCTAATGGATTAAAAAGCGTTGGTTCAACTTTGACAACAAATGTAACATTACCACTTGCAGGTATTGCAACAGTTGCATCTCATGTTGGTATTGAGTTCGAAGCGCAAATGGATAAGGTATCAGCTATAAGTGGAGCTACAGGAGATGAATTTAAAAGTCTAGAAGCTAAAGCAGAAGAAATGGGATCTAAAACTAAATTTAGTGCCACGAATGCAGGTCAAGCTATGGAGTATATGGCTATGGCTGGTTGGAAATCAAAGGATATGCTTGATGGTATAGAACCGGTATTAAATTTAGCTATAGCAAGTGGTGAGGATTTAGGAAGAACATCTGATATTGTAACAGATGCATTAACAGCCTTTGGATTAACAGCTAAAGACACTGCTATGTTTACTGATGTTCTAGCGGCCGCAAGTAGTAATGCCAATACAAATGTAAATCTTATGGGGGAAACATTTAAGTATGCAGCACCAGTAGCAGGAGCATTAGGATATAATGTCAAAGATACTGCACTAGCTATAGGTTTAATGGCTAACTCAGGAATTAAAGCTTCGCAAAGCGGCACATCATTAAGAGCTGGATTGACTAACTTGGTTAAACCAACTGATAGTATGTACGCTGCTATGAAGAGATATAATATATCAGTTACAGATAGTAATGGAAAAATGAAATCTTTCAGAACGTTCTTAGGAGAATTAAGATCAAGGTTAGGACATCTAGAAAAAGCTACTCAAACAGCTACTGTAGCTCAAATATTCGGTAAGCAAGCTATGTCAGGTTGGTTAGCTATAATAAATGCATCTCAAGGCGACTTTGATAAACTAGCAGAATCTATTGATAAATCAGAAGGTGCAACTGAAAAGATGGCGAAAACTATGGCTGATAATGCTAAAGGTTCTTTAGCTGAAATGAAATCAGCTTTAGAAGAAGCGGCTATAAAAGGATTTAAAGTTATAGCACCTTTAATTACAGATGTAGCTAAAGGGGTAGGAAGTCTTGCCAATAGCTTTAGTGAATTAACACCAGAAACACAACAACTTATTTTAAAGTTTGGAGCAGTAGCAATAGCGGCTGGACCAGTTTTAAGTGTTACTGGAAAACTGACAGGTGGATTTGTAAAGTTAATTGATCTTACTAAGAAACTTAAAACTGCAACGGTTGCAACAGGAGCTGTTATGAAGAGTGCTACAGTTGCTACAGAAGGGTTAGCGGTAGCTACTCAAGCATCAGGTGCAGCAAGTGGAGTTGCTGCTTTAGGGTTTGGATCAGTAGCGAGCGTAGCATTACCTTTAGTGGGGATTTTAGGAGCGGTAGCAGGTGGAGTTTATTTATATACAAAGAATACAGAAGTAATGTCAAGTAGTTGTTTACAAACTAAAGAGGAATTAGGATTAGTCGGGAATGCTTTACTAGCATTAAATGGACAGTATGCTTTATCAGCTGAGGAAATGGATAAAATGAATATAAGGCATAAAGAGTGGAGCGATAAAATATCACCTGAAACCAAGAAAGCATTAACAGAACTTTCAGATAAGGTAGCTACATTAAAGTTTGATTTAGCGCATGCAAATGGATTAGATGGTGTTATAAGTGAATCTGATATAAATAATTTAAAGCAAAGGACAAATAAATTATTTGATGAAACTATAGCGAAAATAAAAGAGAGAGCTCCGGAAACGCAAAAAGAAATGGCAGAAGCATTTAAAGCTGATGATGGAAAGTTAGATGAAAATGAAGAAAAATTAATGGAGTTCTTTAATAAATCACAGTCGCAGCAAATTGAAAAGATTAATGAATTATCAAAGAAAGCTAATTCAATTTATGAAAACGCAGCCAAAGAACATAGAGATATTAAAAAAGAAGAGCAGGATGAAATTAATAAATTGCTTGATGAAGCAGCTACAATACAGATGAATAATACAGTAAAAAATAATGATGAATTATTAGCAGCACAAGCAGATTTTAATGCTAGGATGAATAATCTAGATATGACTGGGTTATCAAATCTGTTAAAAGAAAAGGATAAGGCTAGAGATGCAGAGGTTCAAAGTGTAAAGACAAAGTATGATAAACAAATAGAAAATATAAAATTAAGTTATTCTCAGATGGATAGTGAAACACAAAAGCATGCAGATGCTGAAATTCTTAAATTGGAAAATTTAAAACGTGATTCAGTAAAGAAAGAGAATGATAAATATCAAGGATATATAGATGCAGCAAAAGATAAATATCCACAATTAGATCAATATATAAATACTGCTACTGGGGAGATTATGACTAAGCAACAAAAGCAAAATGCTGAAAACTTAGTTGAATACTCAAAACAGTTAGATGGCTTAGAAAAAATAAGTAAGACGGGATATTATGAGATTTATAATAATGTAACGAAGAGTATGCAGAAGTGCTATGTTGAAGTTGATGATTCAACAGGGGAAATAACGGGGTTATGGGAGCAAAGTGTTAATCGTATTTACGGAAATCCTATAAAAGCTAAAGACGATATAAAAAACGATATAAAGAATGGTCGTATAAACTTTACTGTTATAGATAGTGAATATAAAAAGAATAAGGATGCAGTAGAAAATAATCCTGTTAAGCCTAAATCAGAACAAAATAAAGGCATATTTGATTGGGTAAAAGATGCATGGAGAGATAATGTTCAATATGTTATAGATCATCCTATAAAATCATTTACTGATTGGGTAGGTGGATCAATTCAAAAAGCTCCTAATTTTCATTATAATGGATTAGATAATGTTCCTTTTGATGGATACTTAGCAAGACTTCATAAAGGGGAAAGAGTATTAACAGCTGATGAAAATGCTAGTTATAATAAAGGCACTGGAGATATACAAGTAACAAATAATTTTTATGGTAGAGTTGATAGTCCTTATGAGGTAGCTAAAGCAACTAAAAGAAGCATGAGGGAATTACAGTATTAAGGAGGAGTGGCATGGATAGTACAATTAAAATTATTAATTTAAAAAATAATAAAGAGATTAGTATTCAAAGTAGATTAAAAGATAGTGGAATAATATGTACTAATTTTAATGAAGGTGCTCCTCAAGGTGATTTTCAAAAGATAAAGGGAGTTAATCAATTAGGGCAGACTATAAATTCTACATCTTTAAGTGAGAGAGAAATAATTCTAGAAGGAATAATAATAGGAGATAATAGAGCGCAGGTTGAGACGATAAGAAATCAACTTGTGTCTATTTTAAATCCATTAGATGATGTAGTGCTTAAATATACAAGTGATTATATAGATAAAGAAATTGTATTAAGACCAGAAGTTGTGCCAGTATTTTCAGTTGGAGTATCAACAGAACAATTAGAAAGTTTTATGATAAATTTTAATGCTGCATATCCTTTGTGGGTAGATCAAAAAGAAACATTAGTTAATATTCAAACTTGGGAAAGTAATTTTGAATTTGAATTTGAGTTATCCAGTGAAGGCATTGAATTTGCAAGAAAAGGACCTAATGAAATTAGTTTTATAAATACAGGGCATATGGAAGCACCTATTGAAATGTATTTTTCTGCTCCTGCATTGAATCCTAAGATTACTTTAAATAATAAGGAATATATAAAAGTAAATGAAAAAATTAATGATGGGGAAATGTTGTATATATGCACTTCATACGGAAATACAAGAGTTGAGATTATAAAATCAAATGGGGAGAGAAAAAATGCTAGTGGGTATATTGATATATTCAGTAGCTTTTTTAAAGTACCAATAGGAGAAAATAATATAAGTTATAGTACGGATGGAGATTATATTCCACAATCAGTTTTAATTAAATATAAAAATCAATATTTAAGCTTATAGGAGGTGATATTATGGCTGAATTTGGAGGGTTTTTTAACAGTATAAGTGGAGATAGAAAATATAAATCAGAGGATTTTGCAAAATATTTTACAACATTTATGAGCACCGGAGTTAATCCTGCAATTGATAATTTAAGAGTTTATAAGAAAAATAATAATACTGTAGAAGTGAGGCAGGGTACAGCTAATATAAACGGATATTTGTATACAAATGATAATTTATTAGATAAAAGTATAGAAATTGGAACTACTAGAATAGATAGAGTAGTTTTAAAACTAGATATTATAAATAGAACATTGAATATACAAATAAAAAAAGGATCAACTACATCGCCACCTAATTTACAAAGGGATAATAAGATATATGAATTAAGTTTAGCTAAAATAAACGTAGGAGCATCTGATATAAATGTAGTTGATGAACGAGATGATAAAAATTTATGTGGATATATGAGCTTTACAGGAAGAACAGACACGCAAGAAATGTGGAATATATTCAATTCACAGTGGCAATCAAAACAAAAATTATGGGATGATTGGTTTAAGAATATGCAGGGCAAAAGTATTAGAGGTTTATATATACAAAGTCAAAAACCCGATGAATCAAAGGTGGGAGATGTATGGATACAACTATTAGAGTAATAGATAATAAATTTAATTTTTTAGGAATTATAGAGGACTATAGTTCCTTTTACTTTATAAGAAATTATTATCAAGCTAAAGAATTTCAATTAGTATGCTCTTTAAAGTATAAAGATATATTAAAAGACGGGAATATACTTTTTATTACACCTAATAAGCCGCTAATTGTTGAAACACCGATTATTGATGAAAGTAAAAAACAAATAACAGTCAAAGGTAGAGACTTGAAATCTATATTAGAAAGAAGAATAACAGTTCCACCTCCTGGACAAATTCATGATAGTTTTAAAGGAAATGCAGAAGATGTAATAAAACATTATGTAGAAACTAATGTAATAAATCCAGTTGATAAGAAAAGGAAGATTAATGAGTTGGTGCTAGCGCCATCTAAACACAGAGGTAAAATTGTTAGTTGGCAAAGTAGATACAAATATCTAAACTATGAAATTAACAACATAGGAAGTTCAACCGGATTAGGGTGGCAGGTCACATTAGATTTAAAAAATAAAAAGTTTATATTTGATGTAATAGAAGGAATTGATTTAACAACATCTAAAAGCAAGGTTATTTTTAGTGATGATTTTAATAATATTACTGATGTTGTCAAAACAAATGATTCAAAAAATTATAAAACAATGGGATATGTTGCAGGTCAAGGTGAAGGCGCTAATAGAGAAGTGGAAGAAGTATATAGAAATAATGAGATAGGACTGAATAGAAGGGAACTTTTTATTGATGCTAGAGATATAGAGGAAGGGGAGAAGGAAAAGTTAACTGATAGGGCTAAGGCTAAGTTAAAAGCTTTTGATTATATAAATTCAACAGAAAGTACAGTCATAAATACAAACTTTATTTATGAAAAAGATTGGAATTTAGGGGATATAGTAATAAGAAAAATGGATAGTGATTCTGAAAATTTAAGAGTTACTGAAATTACAGAGGTATATGAAAAATATTTTAAAATAGACGTGGTTCTAGGTGATATTATTCCCAATCCACTCGAAGATATAAATCAAGAAATAAATTCAACACCGAACTATAGTGGGAACAATGGAAGTAAATTATGGAGACCTAAAACTGATGTTGATGGTAATTTATCATGGTCATTAAATTCTTCGATTGAAGCTCCAGACATAATTAATGTAAGAGGACCGCGTGGAATCCGAGGAGAACAAGGCGAACGTGGACCTATGGGAGTGCAGGGAATACAGGGCATTCAAGGGATACAAGGGGAGCGAGGATTACAAGGTGTACAAGGAGAAAATGGACCGCAAGGAGAAAATGGTTTAACTCCAATGATAGGAACTAATGGAAATTGGTTTATTGGGAATGTAGATACTTTAAAGCCTTCAAGAGGTATTCAAGGTCCAATAGGACCTCAAGGATTGAAAGGTGATAAGGGAGAAACTGGACCGCAAGGAAGTGTAGGACCTCAAGGCTCAAGAGGTGAACGTGGTCCACAAGGAGTACAAGGACCTGCAGGTAATGGACAAAGTTATGTTGTTTTCCATGAGTTTTTCATAGCTACAGAAGGACAAACAAAATTTAGCTGGAACGATGGCTATACTTATCCAACTGGAATAAATGCAATAGCAATTTATCTTAATGGTATAAGATTAACTAATAATATATTTAAAGAAACAAGTGGAAACTCTATTGAATTTAAAATACCTTTAAGTCAAGATGATAAAGTTTTTATAGAAGCTATGCAAGCAGTTAAAGATTTGCAAGGACCACGAGGTCCACAAGGCAATATTGGACCTAAAGGAGATAAGGGTGAAAGAGGAGAAATAGGTTTACAAGGTGTCCAAGGGGAAAGGGGTTTACAAGGATTAATCGGACCTAGAGGAAGTGATGGAGCTACCCCAGAGATAGGAGCTAATGGAAACTGGTTCATAGCAGGAAGAGATACATTAAAACCATCAAGAGGTACTCAAGGACCTCAGGGGATTAAAGGTGATACTGGACCACAAGGAGCAATTGGGCCAAGAGGAACACAGGGTATTCAAGGTATTCAGGGTCCGAAAGGAGAAACTGGATCAATAGGAGCTCAAGGACCTAAAGGAATACAAGGAGAAAGAGGTATTCAAGGACCACAAGGGCCTAAAGGAGATAAAGGTGATGGAACTGAAATAATAGTATCTAATAATAGACCTGCTGGAAATGTTGGAGGTCGTGTTTGGATACAAACATATTAGAATTAGAAAGGAGATTTATATGGCAGTAAAAAAAGGAACTTATAAAGTTGATAATGGAGATGGAACTTTCGTTGATATAATGCTTAAAACTACAGCGGAACAAGTAATTTTGAATGATGGTAGAAGTGTACAACAAGTTTTTGGTAAAAAAAACAAGTTATGGACTGGAGCATGGGTACTTGCAGCAGGACATAAAGCAAGACTTAGTAAAAATATAAAAGATACTCCAAATGGATTGATATTAAGATGGAGTGCGTATACCAATGGTATAATTAGAGATTATAACTGGTGCGAAACTATCGTGAGTAAAGATGAATGGATGATTGGAATGTCTAGAGAATTAACAATGACAAATTCAAGAGGTATTCAAATTGTTAAAACTATATATATTACAGATGGTGGTATGGCGTTAATAGGTCATGATAATAATGATACTGGAGAAAGTCATGCAATGGTCTTGAGAGAAATAGTTGAATTTTAGGAGGGATATAACATGAGGTTTTTTGTGCAAGTAGACAAAGAAACTAAAAGAGTAGATGGGTATAGTTCATCAAAGACAGAAATAGATAAATTTATTGAAATAGAAATAGATAGCTCCGAACACGAGGAGTTAATACAAAGTCCAACCATATTTATTTACAATGAAGTTGATAACTTATTTATTAAAGATGAGGAATATAAGAAGCAACTAATAAAAGAGGAAGAAGATAGATTAACAATTGATAAAAAGATAGAATACTTAACTAAACAATTAGCTGATGAAAAATTAATAAGTATGAAAAAAGATTTAATTATAAATATGATTATACAACAACAAGCTCAAAATAAAATTGAAATTATAAAATTGAAAGAAGGTAACTAGTATGGAGAATATAAACTTTAAATTTTGGAAGATGGCATATGACATGGAATGCGTAGGTATAGAAATGCTAAGAGAAGCAGTAAAGACAGAAAAAAATAGATATGGAGATATAACTCCGGAAGAATTCAAAGTAATAACTGGCGAAGATTTTTAATATAGAAAGGAGCTTTTTATGGAAAGAATTCTTAAATATAAAGTAGATCTTTATAATAATAAAAATATAGAATTAGGATGTGTTAGTAAAAATGATACTGTGTATTTAAGTATTGATATAGAAAATATATCAAATGACACTAATAGTATAAAACTTTCTATATTAGGAAAAAGAAGTGATGAAACTTTAATTGAACAAAAAGCTAATGAAGATATGGTAAAAGAAAATAAGCTATATATAAAGCTTAAGAAAGAGTTTGTTAATGTAAAAGGTATAGTAAATTTAAATATAAAGTTAGAAGATGAAGAGGGTTCTATAACAGAAATAGAGCCTTATTTTTATGTCAATTCAACGCTAGAAGGGGAAATAGTAGAAGAAAAGGACACTATAGATACTCTTAAAGAAATAGAAGAGAAGGTAAATAATAGATTAAAAGAATTAACGCCAGAAAAACTAAAAGGAGAACAAGGGCCACAAGGATTACAAGGAGAAAATGGAATAACGCCTCATATAGGTGATAATGGCAATTGGTTTTTAGGTGATGAAGATACTGGGAGACCATCAAGAGGTAAAGGTGGAAGTGGAGAGATAATAGTAGATTATGTTCATGATAGTAATGAGGTTATAGAGATTTCAGAAATAGTTTATGATACAGCAACATTTATAACTAAAGAAAATCACGGACTTAAAAATGGTGATCCTGTAATGTTAGTGTACGGAAAAGGCTTTTTAGAAAAGTTTGATATTAGAGTTGTTCCTACAGAGTTAGAGCAAGAGAGTACAGTATTTGCAGTTAGCAATGTAACTACAAATAGTTTTAAAATAATAAGGAAAATAGGTTCATCATTGGGAACAGGCTTTAGTAGATTTACAAATTCAAGTTACATTGATGTATCTAAATTTCATTTTGAAAAAGCTCCAGGATTATTAGAGCTAGAACTTGTAAAGAAGTATAAAAATATTAGTATAGAAGTTTTTACTGTATTTAGCTCACCATTCGAAATTAAGTTTGAAAAGTTTATATCTAGTGATAGAGGGTATAGAGAAAAATTTGATCCATTAGTAAATAGAGTTAAAGGAAATATATTTACTAAAGTAGATATAGATTCAACCAAAGATATAACTATTATTGTTGCAGAATCTAATATAAATATGTTCAATAATTCTTCGGATAGATATTTTTCTAGAAATTATTACGGACATAAAAGTGGATTTAGCACAGAACTAAAATATATAGACAAGTTCACCTTAGATTTTGGAATACAAGATAGCGGAGGAGCTTATCTACCAAATGGAACTAGAATAAAAGTAAGAAATTTAGGAGGTATAGAAAATGATAGAAACTAAAAAATTAACTGTTAATGCAATGACTGGAGAAATGACATTTACTATAACTGAAACTGAAAAGATGAAAGAGGAAGAAAGAAAGAAATTACCAGAGGAAGAAATAGAAGAACTAAAAGTAAAACAAAAAGAAACAGAAGAATCCATAAACTTCTTAATGGAAGATGCACTATCAAGAGAATTATAGTAAGAAAGGAGGAATCAAAATGGGAAGTACAGTCATGTATAAGAAAGTAAAGGACCTATATTTAAAAGGTAGACTAAATGAAAGTAAGGTAGGAAATGCAGTAGAAAAAGGATGGATAACAGAAGAAGAAAGAAATGAGATTATAGCAAGTAAGAAAGATATTACAGAATAGAAAGGCTAGATAGTTATGCCAAAGGAAATTATGGATATAATCATCGGAAGTGGACCATTGGGTGTTTTATTTGTATATCTATTTTGGGACACTCGAAAAGAAAATAAAGAAAGAGAAGAAGCTTATATTCAAATTATAAAAGATAATAGAGAAAGAGAATTACAGCACATTGAAATAATAAATAATCTTTCTACAAAGTTAGATGTAATAAAAGAGATAAATGATGATGTAGAGGATATAAAGTCGGATATTAAAGATATAAAAAATAATACACAAAAATAAAGAAAGAGGGTAATCAAAATGAGTAAATACAGAAAGAAACCAGTTGTAATTGAAGCAGTTCAATTTGATGGAACAGATGAAAGTGTTGAATGGTTGTTACCACAATTACAAAGTGGGGAAATAGGAAGAGCTACAAATAAGCTATATGTAAAAACACTAGAGGGAATCCATACTGCGAATGTAGGTGATTATATTATTAAGGGTGTAAAAGGAGAATTTTACCCTTGCAAGCCTGATATATTTGAGCAAACATATGAATTTATAAAGTCTTAGAAATAAGGCTTATTTTTATATAAAAAAAAATTAAAAGAAAGAAGGTAATTAAAATGGAAAATATAATTAAATTTATACCAGAAAATATGTTAATAGTTGTAGCTGGGTTATGGTTTATTGGGTATTGCTTAAAGAAAAGTCCTATGAAAGATTGGAGTATACCTTGGATATTAATATTAGTTGGTATAATCTTCTCTGTAGGATTAAATATAGTAGATAAAGATATAACATCAAATCTATTAGTAACAGCAACACTACAAGGGATATGTTGTGCTGGCGTGGCAGTATTAGGTAATCAACTTAAAAAGCAGACAGAGAAAGAAATGGAAAGTGAAGATAGAGACATAAAAAAAATAGATTAAGGCAATAGAAGGAACTAGAGATAGTTCTTATTTTATTGCCTTTTTATATAAAAATTAATTAAAAGAAAGAAGGAATTAAAATGAGTAAATTAACAATGGGAGTAAATGATGGACATACTATTTCAGGACCAGGAAGTGGAGCAGTAGGTAGAATAGTAGAAGGTAAAGAAACAAGAATGGTTGGAGGAGAACTTAGAAGATTATTAGCTAATAGTGGAGTTAATGTTGTTAACTGTACTATAGATAAAGCTAGTAGCACATCACAAAGCTTAGAGCTGGTAGTAAGACAAGCCAATAGACAAGATTTAGATTGGTTTATAGCAATTCACTTTAATGCAGGTGGTGGTAGAGGTGTAGAAGTTTATACTTATAAAGGTAGACAATACGCTGATGCAGTAGAGGTATGTAAAAATATTTCTAAGTTAGGATTTATAAATAGAGGAGTAAAAGAAGGTACAGGCCTTTATGTAATTAGAAAAACAAAAGCTAAGAGTATGCTTATAGAATGTTGTTTTGTAGATACAGATGATGCAAATAAGTACTTACAAGTAGGATATAAAGCGATTGCGAAAGCTATAGCAGAGGCTGTAGTTGATACTGTTAATTCAACAGAACCAACTAAGCCATCAAATCCAAGTAAAAAAGAACTATGGGAATTATCAATAAGTGGACCTATAGTAAAAGAACTTCAAGAAGAGATAAACGACCAAGGATTCGGAAGTATAAAAGTTGATAGTTACTTTGGAGAAAATACATTAAAATGTTGTCCTATAATTAGATATGGAGCAAGGGGAAATATAACAAAAATAGCTCAAAAGAGATTAAATGCATTAGGATATAGTACAAATGGAATAGATGGAAAGTTCTTTGAGGGAACTAAAAAGGCTGTTATTGCATTCCAAAAAGCAAATGGACTTGATCCAGATGGTGTTATTGGTAAGAATACTTGGAAAGCTTTATTTAGAAAATAGTTATTTAGGTGGTAAGTTTATCTTACCACCTTTTTTATTATAGACATTTTTAGATTTGAATTATAAATTTATCAATATTTATATGGGTTATATTGTTATTATAAGAAAAATATTGTAGAATATTGAATGTTATTGTAAATATTATATCTAGGAGGTAAATATGAATACAAAATATAAAGCGTTGATTATTATAGCAATAATTATAGGGGTTATTTCAGCGGTTGTTCCTTTAGCTGGATTTGTAACTGTGCTTATTATGATTATAATGTACAACGAACTTAAAGAAGATGATAAGGCTATTTTAAGTAGAAAAGAAAAAGAAAGCATTTCAAGTAATTTAGATTCTAAAATAAAAGAAAAAGAAAGTGAATTAAAAGAAATAAAGGATAAGGTTAAGTTAGAACATATTAAAATTGATGAATTAAAAAATCAGAATAGTACATTAGAAGATATAGTTAATTTTAATAACGTTAGAGATACCCTACAACTTAAAATAGAATCATCAAAGGAAGAATTAAAACATATAAATGAAAAAATAAGTATGTCTAATGAGATATTAGATTATAATGAATTAGAAAAGGAGTTATACACTTTTCAGGTTGGAATATTTGAAAAAAAATATGAATATGAATTATCAGAAGAATATAATTTTCAATTAAAGGTAAATAAGGACAATCAAAGGGAGATTATAAGAAACGGACTAGCCATAACCATTAAAAATGTAGACTATATTTGGAATTATTCGATGAATAAATCTGAAAAAAACAGAGCTGTTAATAATTTATGTAAATTAGCATTGAGGGCATTTAATAACGAGTCAGACTTAGTAATAAACAAGCTAACTATTAGCAATATGGTTAATAGTAGAAAAAAATTAGAAAATGCTATGGTTCAAATTAATAAATTGATAGATTGTTATAATATTAGTATAACGAGTGAGTTTTTCAAGTTGAAAATAGAAGAGTTACAATTACAATATGAATATTTAGTGAAAATTCAAGAGGAACGAGAAGAACAAAGGGAAATAAAGGAACAGATGAGAGAAGAAGCTAAGGTTCAGGCCGAAATAGTAAAATTAGAGAAAGAGGCTCAAAAGGAAGAAAAACTGTATCAAAGAGCTTTGGAAAAAGTTAGAGTAGAATTTAATAAAGCAAATCATGAAGAAAAAGAAAAATTAGAAATGCAAATAAAAACTCTTGAGGAGAATTTGAAAATAGCTGAAGAAAAAATGCAAAGAGCAAAATCAATGGCTCAGCAAACAAGATCAGGATATGTATATGTAATATCAAATGTAGGATCATTTGGTGAAGATGTCTATAAGATTGGGTTAACAAGAAGGCTAGAACCTATGAATAGAATTAAAGAACTAAGTGACGCTTCTGTGCCTTTTAAATTTGATGTACATGCTATGATTTATAGTGACGATGCTCCAGCTTTAGAAAAAGAATTGCATAATAAATTTAATTCTAATAGATTGAATAAAGTTAATTTAAGAAAAGAATTTTTCAAGGTGAGTTTATCAGATATAGAAAAGGTTGTTAATAATAAATTGAACGGAGATATTAGGTTTACCAAAATGGCAGAAGCTTTAGAGTATAGGCAAAGTTTAAAAATGTAAGCTTGTAGTATTATTTAAGTAAGAAAGTATAAATAAAACATCATTCAATACAGAATGATGTTTTATTGTTATAAACACAATTAAATATAAGTCAATTATATAAAGTTGGTTTTATTTATAGGTTTACTTAATTCGTCAAAAATTCGTCAAAAAAATATTTGAAATAATAAATAATACATAGACACCTATAAAGATAAAAATATCTTTATAGGTGTTAATACAACTGAGGTAAAGGTAAAATAATAGTATTAAAAAATTGTAAATAGAGTAAATATGTAAAGTATAATATGGTACAATATGTATATATAAAAGGAAAGGGGAGAAATACTAGTGAAAAAAGGGAAGTTTAAATTATTAGTATTATCAATATTAATAATATCTGGCTTTATGCTAGTTGGGTGTGGCAATAACAGTAAGCAAGATGAAAATAAAGAGCAGGGAAAGAATGTAGAAGAGAGTAATAATAAATCTACAGAAAATAAGAATGAGGGTAATAAAAAAGGTTTACCTACAGTTACTATTGAAGTTAAAGGATTTGGAACAATGAAAGGAGAATTATATCCAGATAAGGCTCCAAATACAGTTAATAATTTTATAGCATTAGCTAATAGTGGTTTCTATAATGGGTTAACATTTCATAGAATAATTCCTGATTTTATGATACAAGGTGGAGATCCAGATGGTGTTGGTACTGGAGGACCTGGATATAGTATTAAAGGAGAATTTTCTTCAAATGGTTTTGATAATGATATAAAGCATACAGAAGGAATACTTTCTATGGCAAGGTCTAGAGATAAAGATTCAGCTGGAAGTCAGTTCTTTATTATGACAAAAGCAGCATCACACTTAGACGGAGAATATGCTGCTTTTGGAAAGATTACAGAAGGGCTTGATGTGCTTCATAAGATTGAAAGCATTAAAACAGGAGCTAATGATAAACCAGAAGAGCCTGTAGTTATTGAATCAATTAAAGTTGATACTAAAGGCATAAAATATAAGGAACCTGAAAAAATGAAATAA